TCAAAAGCCGGGAGAATATCTCACAGGAGACATAGCTCCTTTCTTTCTCAGATCATCCGGAATTTTTTTACCCAGGTAAAGCTGCAACATATCAGGGGGGGCGACTCTTCCTCGGAACCCGAAGCGAGATTTTTGGGTAGATTCAAACTCATCATCAGCATCCCATGAAAGCATCTCAGGAAAGTTCTCACGGGTAGATTTAAGCCACTCATCAGCCACATACACCCCTTTCACAATTCCTCTAACTGTAGCCAGTATAACTTCAGCCTTGCGGGCACGCTCAACACTGACACGCCAGCTAAAACGCACAGCATCATAGAGGTCTATATCCCTTGAACTTCTGTTCACGGATATCATGAGGACTTTATGTTTGAACACGATTGTTTCAGGTTGATATGTTGCAATTAACTCTTTGATGTGTGCAGCACCATATTCGTTGCTGCCAGCACCGTTCACGATGTTAGTTAAACCGGGGTAGGCATCTATGAGTGCAGCTTCAACTTCGTAAGCAGTCTTTTCATCAGCCATACCGTGTCGGTGGATTACATGGATGACCTCAAGACCAGCCAGTCTTATCTCACGAAGTTGCTTGAGTTTGTTACTAAGTAATTCATCATCATCAGCCGCGGCGACCTCACCACGCATATGAGCAAATACACGATTCTCTTTCCCCTTCCCCACATAGAAGGTACTTCCATCCCTTGGGTCAATTAGTCGGTATACATACCAGCCAAGATGTTCCATTACTCCCGGTGGAAACCCATTAATATCCATGTCATAACTCCAATCATTTAATTCATGAGGCACAGGCAAAACATAGTAATGCTGATTAACAACTAATAGTACTCATTAATCTCCCCTATGATTGATAGGACGAAGAAAAAGTAAAGTCTGCATCTCATGGTACAGGGCTATCTGTCAAATTAGATTTGGACTTATGCCCCAGCTATATCCGGTTAAGTTTTGGCTGATACATATAAGGATTGCCGCGTCGAACATCCACCAGCGCGGCTTTCTTTATTTACGTCGTGGCCGGAAAATACCGGTAAACCGTCGATACCCCCACGCCATAAATAATCGCCAACTGCTGCCGGGAATATCCCTTATCCAACAAGCGGCCGATTTGCTCCCGGTCATTCTGTGTCAGTGCCGCCGGTCGTCCGCCGACTCTGCCCTGTGCTCTCGCTGCGGCCAGTCCTGCCAGCGTACGCTCCACTATCAACTCACGTTCCATTTCTGCCAGTGCTGACATGACGTGAAAGAAAAAACGTCCCATAGCGGTACTGGTGTCGATACTGTCCGTCAGTGACCGGAAGTGTGCACCGCGTTCGTGCAGATCAGATATCAGTGCTATCAGATTTTTGACACTGCGCCCGAGCCTGTCCAGTTTCCACACTGCCAGTGTATCACCCGGCTGAATGGCCTTTAATGCCCGTTTCAGTCCCGGCCTGACAGCGGTTTTACCGCTCATTTTGTCCTCAAAAATCTGGTCGCAATTTATGCTGATAAGCGCGTTTCGCTGTAAATCGCTGTTTTGGTCAGTTGTTGATACGCGGATATAGCCGATGACCGCCATTGTTTTCCCTCATGTTTGCTGTAATGACGGGATTATTACGGATTTATCCGGTTATAGCTGCATTCCCGAAAACCTTGGTTTACCGGAAAAATTTCAGCCGAAAGGAAACTATTTTAATTTCAGTGCGATTACTGAAATGCCGGGAATGGGTTTTAGTGGTGCATTTACCGGCGATATCAATGTGAAATATATCAAAGGGATTTCTATTTCATCCGGCGCCGGAAACTCTGATACAGGGCAGATTTATGTTGATCACAAAGCAGTTGTCACAGCCCGTTATCTGAATAACAACGGCGATATATATGAAAATCGTATTGTGGGTGTTCCGATCGGGGCAACTATCGAATGGCAGTCAACAGCATCTATCCCCGAAAACTTTTTAGCGAATGACGGACGTTCATTCAGTGCATCAGTTCATCCGGAGCTTGCCAAAGTCTTCCCCGGACTGAAACTTCCCGATGACCGGGGGCTGTTTAAACGGGCACTGGACAGCGGAAAAGGTTATGACTCCGGACGAACGCTGGGCAGCGTCCAGAGCGATGCTATGCGGAACCTGACCGGCCGCTTTGGTAATCCGACGATTGAGGGCGGAGATTTTTCTGAGGGAGTCTTCCGGCATTCCGTCAATTCCGGCGGTCGCGCTGCCGGATCAGGTGGGAACTCTATAGTGTACTCCTTTGATGCATCCCGTCAGGTAAGCACAGCAAATGAATTCAGACCGGTAAACAAAGCGGTTATTTATATTACGAGGGTTATTTAAAATGGCTGATTACAACATTGATATTCAGTATGCGGTATTTGACGAAAACGGGCTGGCTACTGTATCGGGATGGGCTGAGGTGTATTGCTGCCACCCGCTGACACGGGAATATACCGGCAAAAGCATGGATGAGGTACCGCTGGGATTCAGTCTGAAAGCTGATGCCTATCCGGATAAACCGGAATTGCCCGCCCCGGGATTTGCCATTGTCCGCAGTGAGGACGGTAAACGCTGGTTGCATGTGGAAGACCATCGCGGTAAAACCGCTTATGACAAAACCACAAAAGAAAAAGTCCTGGTAAACAACGTCGGTGCGCTGCCGGATAATCTGACATTGCTTGAGCCGCAAACGCCTTTTGATAAGTGGGACGGGAAAAAGTGGGTAACAGATAAAGCAGAACAGCACGCGCATGAGGTCGCTGTTGCCGAAAGTCAGAAACAGTCGCTGTTGGCAGAAGCTGAACAGGAAATTGCCATGCTGGAGCGTAAAATACGCCTCAACATGGCGACTGAAACAGACCGGGCAAAACTGACAGAATGGGAAATTTACAGTGTGCAAGTCACTGATACCGACACATCTGCCGGTGCCGGTACTGAATGGCCTACACCTCCGGCTTCATCGGCCAGATAATATCCGGGGCGGCAGATACGTCTGCCGCCTGAACTTTCTGAACATATATCATCCATTCCGTGAGTTTTTCTCTGTCTTCATCTGTGATGATGCCAAGCATTAATTGTGTCTGCCACACCTGAGTTTTCTGACTGGCCTCAGTAATTAATACCTGCTTTTGTTGCTCAGCCTGTTCAGTCAGTTGCTCTTTTGTTGGCGGCGGATTTGCTATTAACAGTGCTTCTTTTTCACTGATTTCCTGAACGTTACCCGGAAGCCATTCAGCAGGATTGAGGTCATGATTAAGTGCATAAACTACCTGGTTTTTGTCAATATAGTATTTCATGCGGCAATCTCCACCCATGACATGATCTTTGCTCCCTGTGTTGAGGATGTCACCACATAAGACTCCCGGGGTAACACCAATTGCGAATGTGTGGCTTTGGCAAAAATCCCGTTGCCCTGACCACTGACACCAACATAAAAATCACTCGCTGGCAGGTTATTTATTTTCATACTGGTTATCAGGTTATACTCCGTTACCGTTGATTGCAGCATGACAGTTACCATAATTGAATATGGTTTATCGTTGATGTAAGTGACACCCAGCTGCCGTTCAGATGTGACACCGCCCCTCCTTGAACCAGAACCGATTAACGGTAGCTTTGGCAATTCATCTGAAAGGACTGCATTCCCTGTCCGTGTCGGAATAGATACCTGATATATTTTCCCGTTAATAACGGAATAAATAATGGCCTGCTGACCGATGACTCTGAAGCCGGTTCTGTCTTCACCGGTAATCGCGTCAATATAAGGTGCTCTGACACCACCATTAAATTCCTGTAATACAGAAGATGACTTGTCCGCGTAGTTCCCCGTTGGCTGATAATTTCCTTTCGGCTGATACTTTTCCGATAAACCAAGGTTTTTGATAAAGGTATCTTTGTTCGGGATGTCTGCGCCGTTCTGGTCTTTGGCGAGTTTACTGTTTACTTCTTTTTTTGTTGCATAGTCCCCGCCGGATATAATTTTGCTGATCGCCTCAGCAAGCTGGGTATCATTATTTTTATCCTGCTGGATGCCTGCTTTTGCCAGCACACCAAGAATTTCCCGCTGGACGGAGTTAAGCCAGCCCGCTTCCAGAATTGTCGGTGCGATACCGGCGGCCACGTTGCCGTTTGTCCACTCGCCGTTTTTATCGGCGGTACTGGTGACATCACCAATTTTTTTCATAACAAAGCCTCACTCAGTGAAGGTGATAATTAGTCGTTGATAGTCAGGGTTTACTGGCCGTAACCGACCTGAAGGATCGTGTGAGAGGGGGAAATCTGATTAAACTGGCATTCGAGGTAATGTTCACCCCACGAACGCAGCGGATCACCGCAGTAACTGCCGCCGGCGACCGCGTATGTCACCTGGGTGTTTCCGGCATTGATGCGCCAGACAAACGGCCATTCATCACCGTTCAGTGCGTCACCACAGGCTGACAGCCCCGCCCTTGCCTGCCGGAATTCGGTAATGGTGATGGTGTAACCCATCTCGGCCGCCAGGCTGATGTAATAGGGCTTTGACATCCCGCCGGTACGCAGCAGCTTTGAAAGAACCGCGGATTGTCGTTTCGGAATGGTGTCCATCTCCCCGATCCCACAATCATCCGGCAGACCGAGTGTTTTTTCCCACTCCGGTAATAACATTGTGGCCGTCTTCGGAAATGCCCCCTCAAGCAGTTGAACAGCGTCAATATCCGAGGATTCATAACCGCGCGCCAGCGCCCGGAGAACGGCATGCATATTCGACCCCGGCCGCCAGTCCCACGCCATGCCCTGCGGTGCCAGTCCGATCATAGCCTGAGTGTAATCATCAGCAGTGTAATTCATGTGTATGACACCTCCCCGCGCTGCGCCAGTTCACCGGTACTCAGAACTATATTTTCAGCCGGTTTTTTCAGGACAAAACCGGTGGTGCCGGGGATATCAGCAATCGCATACTGCAGATCAGAAAGATAGATTTTTGCCCCGCCGGTCGGGTCGCTGTCCCGGAAAAATACATCATCAATAGCTTTGGCTATCTGCTGATGCAGTTCTGAAGTTGCCCGGTTCAGCCCTTCAATTTCAAAATCTATCTTTTTTGCGATAGGTGAACAGACCCACACCAGTGCCGTCACCGTTTGCACATCCCAGATATGATCGGCGACACGCAACTGATCGCCGGACGCATGAACAGCATAGGTTTCTTTGGTGGCCGGTCCGTCAGTTCCCAGCGGAAAACCGCCGTTGCTGTTGCCGTCACACATGATGTAAATACCGACCGACCCGGCCCCCAACAGGCGGCGTTTTACCCAGGCGCGGGAAATACCCGGCACTTCTTTTGCCCAGCCATCATAGTCTGTATCACTGCCGCCCTGCGGTGGTTTCTGATACGCATGCAGGACACGCTGCCGGAAAGCCTCTTCGTTCTCAATATCACTGCCGCCAGTGATCGGCTCGACAGCAATACATTCCGAAGATACCCCGGATATCGCTATCTCAAGTGTCAGTTTTGTACCCGCCGGTGAATTACCCGCCGCGCCGCCACCATGAATGTTATCGTCGATACCGGGCAGTATGGCTTCAACAGACGTGAAACCTTTCCCGTCAGCATTAGTCCGGGTCTCAGCAACAGACTGATATCGGTATCCATCCCCTCTGATCATCGTTGTCCCGGCCGGAATGGTGCTGTCGGGAACGCCGTCAAACTGCACCTTCTTACAGGTGGCTTTATTCGGTGGTTTGCGGTACACCCGCTTCAGCGCGCCCCAGCCCGCCAGATATTCATCTGTTGCTGTAAACGGTGTTGACTGTTTCGCGATGTAATCCAGATAGGCATAATGCAGATGCGCCATACCGGCATCCATATCTGCCAGTACCCGCATATTGGAATACCGCAGCAGCGCACCGGGCTCTTTCAGTTCATTGCGCAGGAAATTCTGGTTCTGCTCCCGCAGTTCCGTCAGTGTTTTACGCTTAAACGGCATTTATTGCTTCTCCCATACCCAGTAAAAACGCAGATCTTCCGCACCGCCATCCGGCCGGTGATAACGGATAATCATGTTAAGCCGCTGCGGCCACACTATTTGAGTCCGGATCTGAATATCAGACACGACCCCGTCAGTTATCAGCCATGCCAGCGCCTCGCGGGCGTAATCTTCTGCTTTCTTTGCCACCTGAGTGGTCAGTTTCTGACGTCTCAGCAGCCAGAGACGGGAGCCGATAAACCCATCCGTTCCGGTATCGGCCCACCATCCTCGCCGGTACTCATCGTCATAATCATCGTCGCTGTGCGCCAGCCGGTCAGTGAACAGACTGATCATAATCGCTGACTGCAAATCATCGCCGGCCAGCAGGTCGCCATTGCCGGGTTTCCAGTCAGCGCGCAGCGTGTCCGCGTTCCACCAGGAAGAAATATCAGACATCAGACTTTCTCCTTAATCGGGTTGCTGGTTCGGGTGGCACTGCCCGGTTCGACATTTTTCACATCATGGTTGTGATTGTTGTAGCTGTCCCGCAGGTCTTTCAGTGTGGATTTATTGCTACCGTAGTTATCAACCACATCACCGGACACTTTCAGGATCGGCGTATTCAGCACCACTTCTGTTTTGGCATTGACCGTCACCTTATCGGCGTTATTAATGGTCACATCTTTATCTTTGGCCTCAATCACAATGCCGTCCTCTGTCATGTGGATGTACATGCCCCACAGGTTGTACATCACACTTTCGCCCGGCGAGAGTCCGGTATGACGGGAGCCGGGATGATTGCTGCCGATGACCACCGCACTGGAGCGGTTTCCGCCGAGATAGGCAATCAGAACATCCGACCCCGGCGGAAGAGAAGACGAAAAACCAAATTCCGTCATACGGTAAGTGCCGTCCCGGACTTCCAGCGCGGTGCTGTACTGAATGGTCTGAATCGCTCCGTCATCTTTGGTAATACTGGATTTACCGGCGCCGATCATCATTGACATCCGGGTTTTTAAATCGCGGACCTGATCACTCATCATCACACCCTTATTACCTGGTAAAATTCATACGGTTCAGCAATGAAGGCTTCCGGCGGCATCAGCTGTAATGTCGCGCGTGTCCCGCCGGCATCCCGCAAATAGGTCACATCTGACAACGTCCAGAATTTATCCGTCACCCCCAGAACAGGGATATTTATCGGGATCAGCGTATTCGGCTCCCACAGTTTGCCGGAGGCGTCCCGCCAACTGTCCACCATCACGCTCAGGATTTTTGAGCGCCCGTAGCGGCGGTTCATTTCCCAGTCGATACTCTCCTGCTCCCGTTTAGCAGTGATCAGGGTGCTTTCGATAATCGTGATGTAATTCCGGTACCGCATTTTTCCCGCTTCCGGGTCCCGCGCCGAGGCGTTTTGTACCGCTGACACATCCCCGGCGAATGGGGTAACAGACAATGACACGCCGGTATAATCGGAATAGCGCTCTGCCATAGAATCCGAGAAATCAGCACTTTCGATATTTTTACCCTGCTCCACGCCGCTGGCCGCCACTTTGTCACTGACGCGGGTCAGCAGCAGGTTTCCGTCCGGCTGTTCGTAATACAGCAGCGCAGAGTACCGGCAGCAGCGTTCGATCACCTGCTGTGAGGACTCCCCCCAGTTCAGGGTGAATTGCGGGACAATCTGTAACCCGCCATCAGAAACCGTGCTCGACACCTCAATGCCGTACCACTGCGCCAGTTTCTGCGCGATTTGCAGGGCGTTTGACTGACTTATCACGTTATTCGGCCAGTTAGCGGAGCAGTCCACCAAATCCTGGCACTTACCCCGGCCTGACACGCTTATCTGGTGTTGGTTTTTGTTGATCTGCCCGTTCCAGGTGTCGATATAACCGGTGATAACCCGGTCCTGACCGAGAAACACCTCACAGGGGTCGCCCGGTTTAAACAACTGCTTTTCATCCGTTGCCGGGTAGTAATCCATCAGGCTGATTTCAAAATCGTTCGGCAGCCGTTCAATACCGCGGGTAACCCGGACACTGTCCCAGCCGGAAATGCGCTTGCCGTTTATCACCAGGGATAATTCTTCGGTTTTTTTTGTCTCTTCCGTCATTTTTTCAGTGCCTTAAATCTCACCGGCACAAACGCCGGATGCCGGGGCTGAATCTCCATCACCAGCTCGTCGCTGCGGGTTGCATCCTGATACAAGCGGTTGGCAACATTGAGAGACGGCAGCACCGACGGCAGAACATAAGACGACAGGCGGCCGCGTTCGGAACCTTTATCGGTGAAGAAAATAACAACCTGTTCGCGCCGGTTCAGGAGAGTAAGATAAATATCATCCAGCGCCAGATCTCCGGTAATAGTCATGGCATCATCAAGGGATTCACAGACTTCACGCTGATATCCGGCGGCCTCAGTACTGTTTGTCGGGTCAGACTGTCCGGACACAACCGAAAGCGCCGATGCCGCCAGCACAACCAGCATCATTTCAGCCAGTGCGGCAATTCTCTTATCCTGCTCTGTCTGCTGATATTCCAGATTGCGGAAACGGGATAATGTATTCAGGATCTGCATCTTCTGGCCGGTGTCACCATCCATAGTGATCAGGATGACAAACACCTGCTGTATCTGTGCGATCACATCTTCCGGGGATGCGGCATCACTGACCGCGCTGAGTGTTTCATCCAGCCGTTGCCGGTCAATAATGGCCTGGTTCAGAGTTTTATCGATAATTTCACGGTCATCAGCATCACCCTGATGTATACGCTTGCCGGTCGCACCGGACACCGCCCCGCCCGCGCTGCCTTTCTGATAGCGCCCGTATTTATTGCTTCCGAATACGCTGTTCAGCGAGTTACTGAGATTAGTGACCTCATCAACTGAACTGCTGACCATATTTACCCAGAAATCCGCAGTCTGTTTCAGCGTCTTCATCATCTGTGTGACAGACCGGACTTCACCTTTAATCATGGCGATCGTCTTCAGGGTGGTATGTGCCGCTTCTTTCAGCCACTGCCCGAACGTCAGTTCACCGGTTTTTTCACTGCCGGTGATGGCGAACACTTTCAGGCCGGACTCGATAACCACCAGCTCAAATTCAAACACCCTGCCGCTTTCTGCATTTTCTGACACCCGCAGGCCGCTCTCAGTCACGCTGACGGTCATTTCTCCGAGTGTCGGGTGAACCAGCGTTCCGGCCTCACCAACTTCACAGGCGACCACCAGATTATCGCGCTGGGTGATAACATCCGGCGCGTCATACACCAGGCTGTCCTGAATCAGGAATCCCTTTATGGTGATCCGCCGGTTGCTGCGCCCCATGTCCTCTATCCAGGACTGATCGCGGTACGCATATTCATGAATAGCCTGCCGGCGGCCGAAAACACTTTCACCGCTGATCACACCGAACGGCACACCACGGAATGAAGCCTGCTGCAGGTGTTCTGACCAATTCCAGTCCGGCTCAATGCCGAGTACATCAGATATGGCGTCTTTGATAATTGGCATGTGGGCTCCAACGGAAAAAGCCGCAATTAAGCGGCATGATTAACATTTGGGAATGTTATTTATTGATGATTAGTACAGATTTATTAAAGTGGTCGGTAAATTTGAAAAGGATAAAAACACATGAGTTTATTAAAAACTATATCCGCATTGACTATGTTAGTTCCTGTAATTGCATTTTCTGCATCACCTATCGTTTGCGAAAATCAAGCACAGGGAAATACAGGTACATCCATATGGCCATCACTTTATATGCAGGACACAAACACCCTTTGTTTTGACGTGAAAGGCTGGCCTGAATTTTCAGGTACAAACTGCGTAAAAAATGGCAAAACAGCGAAGTGGACCGGATTAGTAATCGTGTGGGAAGACGGAGAATCACAGGGGCGTGATTCAACAAATTTTCGCGTTGTTAATCCTGTAGTCAATGATGATCAAATTCAATACCGCATAGAATGGTCGCGTGGCGATGAATGGCGAACAATGCAAAATGTAGTCATTAATCGGCTTACCGGTGGAGCCGTAAGTTATTTTGTGACTGAGCATGGTGGTGAAAGTTATCAATGCCGGATGACTCAAAAAGCTATTTAAATTATTCGCATACAAGCCCATTTCGGGCTTGTATATCCATGTTTGCACAGTTAATTATGGCATCCTCGCCCACCATCCGAGTATGAATCCTTGTACACCTTTGTATACTTTCCTGAGTCAACATCACTGAGCGGTAATCTATCGTTCTCTATTGCAAATGTAGTGAACGCCTGTCTAAAATTTCCGTTTTTATATTGATAAATATCAACTTCTGTTTTGCCATCATCAGAACGCCATATTGTGGTAGTCAATGGTGCCGATGGATCTGCTGCATTAGCACGATACAAGCGATATGTTTTTCCCTCGATAACCAAGTCCCCGCTTCCAGTAATATGCTGCGGCAACGGAGACACATCAGGACACACAAAAGGCTTTGTAAGATTAACCTTAGAAGCCAGAGTCATTGAGCTAAACAGCAATACACTCATAGTTAAAATTAAAAAAGTTATTTTTTTCATTACAGTACCTATGACAATTAATATCTGACAGATACTACGGCATATTCATCGCAGTTGTAACCCGCCCTTTAGGTTTTACGCTAACCGTATTTTTTGTGCCGGTTTCTATATTAGTCAGAACAATTTCCAATGTACCGCCAGATTTATTCTCCTGAAGCACTTGGGATAATTGCTCAGTGAAAGCCAGTAACGCCTGAGTTGGGTCCTTTTCTATTTTAAAATCGGGACCTGCTGACTCGGACTCTTGTTGCATCATAAGCGCATTTCGCTGTTCCTGAACCCGGTAAGGATTTCGTCCGCCAGCCCAGCGATCATCCATAATAGAGTCTGTAATGGATGCTGTTATTTCTTCATAACTGTACGGCTGTTCGCTATTCTCAACTTTGATAATGTATGGAATGATTTTTTCTAAAACGCGAGGATCATGCATATCAAGTCGCTCATACGGATTAAAACCAGCCCCTTTTGAAACTCTGTCTATATATCCCTGAGTATTATTACCAACACTAGCAGGAGCGTATTTCCTGAGAAGGCTATCAAGGGTATTTAGACCACGTTCGGCATCCAGCATAATTTGACGAGACAATGCAGCATTACCATCCCGTGACGAGGCGAATTTTACGTAACGGTGATTATTACCATAGTCATACCCGACACTATTTGGGGCTGCTATCAGGTTGCCGGGGTTCTTGTTACGCAGCCCACGCCGGTTTGGATTGTATTGCTCATCCTGAACCCAATTATCAGGCACCTTACCATTCAATGCTGGTTTTCTTTTACCAGCTTCGGCTCGTTCCCTCTGTTCTTCCCATTTATCACTCCATTTGTTATAGATGTCACTATACATTTTGTCGTCAGGATCGAGGGCCGTCATCCGCAAGTCCTCAAACCAACTTAGTGAATCTCTGTACTCCTTGTCTTTAGCAGTCCACCGAATAATATCCTGACGCTTATCACCATGATAAAAATTATCTTCTGTATCATTTATACGCTTCTCTGATTCACGGATATTCTTCATTGCGCCATCAAGATCACCAAAATCAGGAATGATGCTGGGTGAATCAATAAACTCGTAAAGCGACCTCTGGACCTGGTTCATTGTTCCCGATAATTTTGCACTGGCTTCATTTAACTGAGTGTTCACCTCAGTCATTTTTTGGGCGTAATCACCGTCAATAGTCAGGCCGTACTGATCCGATTTATTTAGTCTTTCCTGAAATTTTCCCTCCCGTAATAATGCAACAATCTCGGGGGGTAATTTCAATTTATCCCGAAGCTCCCAGTTTCTGTGCTCAGGCAGCACTTTGATTGCCGATTCAAGGCTTTTTAGCGTCGCCTCCATGTCAACGCTACCATCTTTGCGCTGAACAATATCAGCCCCGATAGATCTGATAGCCGCTAACGTTTCATTATCCCCGCCTGCAGTAATAGCACTACTGAACTTCTCGTACTGACCTTCCATAGTGTTACGGGCATCATTCTCGCTCATGCCACGCTGTTGTAATGTTCCAATCAGGCGGGTGCTTTCTTCAACTGTCATGCCGGTATTAGCAGCTGATGTTGTGCGATTTAATCCATCCTCAGCCATGCCAGTAATCAGTTTTCCGCCACCGGTAATGATGGCACCAATACCACCCACTCCCATCATTTTACCGGCAAGCGCACCAAAGTTTTTCAGCGGCGGGATCATGTCCCCGATATTCTGAACACCAGCTTTTGCTTCATCTGATACACCCCGGAGCAAATCACCGATCCCACGTAACCCGGTTAATGATTCATCACCACCGAGTTTCAGTTTTTCCCGCGCCTCGTCAAGGGTCGGAGTCAGACTGCGAACCTTTTCTTCCAGAAAAATAATCTGCGCACTGGCGCGATCATCAGCATTCAGTTCAAAATCAAAGGCATTACCCGCCATAATTAATCTCCGCTTTTAATCTCTTCGGCCTGCTCTACCCACCAGTGCAGACGACTTTTTGACAGGAGCCACGCATCACGCGGCCCCCACCGGTAAAACCAGGTCACTTTTGCCGCCAGCCGCTGCCATGACCGGAGAGCATTTATGCCAAAAAAGGGGTCAGAAAATCACGGCACTGTTTGAAGTCTGTGATCGCCATTTTTTTCAGCTCTGTTTCCGGGATTTCACTGACCAGGGAAATCAGCCGGCGCATACCGGGAAGCGAGTTGCTGGCCTTATTCTGCACCTCGTAAAACTGCTCCACTTCAATAAGGCACGGCTCACGAAGGTTAACTTCCTCATAACGAACTTTGCCGTCATTGGATTCCAGCGGTTTACTCAGCGTGATAGTTTTTGTTGTTTCCACAATTAGTTCTCCGTTACCGAACGACCTTCAAAACGCACGTCAAACACGGCGTCTTCGCTGTTTACTTCCTGAGTCTGAACAACCCAGAGCCCCTGACCGATGATGATTTTGCCGTTCGCCAGTTCGGCCACCACGTTCACATTGGTCATGCCGTTAAAATCCGCCACGGTGGTACCGCCGGAATCACGGACACGCATCGCGATAAAACCGGCGACCGGCTTTTCTTTGTAACCGTGGACAAAGTCCATACCGGTCAGGGTTTCGCGGGTGACCGTGGACGGACTGTATTTAAAGTCCGCCGCCACCATGATTGACATACCGTTGACGGAAACGTGAGCCGTTCCCGCCAGGCGGTTGGATGTATCGCCCATGTTTTCTCCTTAGTTGCCCGGCATCAGGCGGAACTGGTTAAGCAGCGCAAACACGCGCAGCTGGTTAATGAGGGTGCCGGTCCACAGGACATCAACACGGTTCGGGTTCTGGCTGTTGCGCTCGACTTTCAGACCTTTGGCAAACCCTTTCGCGTCCTGCACATGACCGTTAAATTCCAGGAAGCCATATTGCGCGATCAGTTCCGCCCGGATGATATTCGGTGTGACGATTGCTGACCCCGGAGCAAAGCGGGTACCGTCATCTGCCAGCTTCATACGCCCGAATTTACTGGTCACCTGGGTGCGCAGATAGCGTGATACAAACATCAGCAGATACAGCGTTTCCACCTGGAGATAACTGTCATCATTATCGCCGTAGGCATTTTTCTGGTAGGTCGTGATGATATTCTCAACCCGCACGGTACCGTCATCATCCACGGTAAATGTGGAAATACCGCTGTGCAGCAGGTTATTGCGCTCAGTCAGTTCAAGAATCTTCGTGTCATCCGGCGGCAGCACACCACTGATCACCAGCGTCTGCAACGGGCGGCCCGGATCATTACGCAGACTTTGTGTAATGGCCCCGGTATATGCTGCACTCCACTGGTAATCCGGTGAGGGTGAACCGTTCACCCCGAGCAGAGAGGCATGCTGATCATTACGCTTTTCACCAAAATCAGCCAGCTGGCCATAAGTGCCGGTGATCACCCCGTAGCTGTGGCCGTATAACTGTTTGTCCCACGCCCAGCGGTCTGCCAGAAAGGTTTTCACCACATCGAGAGACGCCGTATCGGTATACGGATTTACGATAAAATCAAAGGATCGGTCTTTCAGGTTCGCCAGACCATTAAGCAAATCAGGTGAGCCGTTACCGCCGGTCATGGCCGTGACGGTCATTTCAAAACCGGACGGTGTCGACTCGCCCCCGGTCAGCCCGAGGTAGTTCAGCCGGATATCAATCCCGTTACCGTGAGCGCCTTTGTTTTTGGCTGTCAGAGTAACCGTATCAGTCGCCGCTGATGCTGTTACCGGCAAATTCGCATTACGGTTAATAACCTTAGCCAGTCCGGTTGCGATCATTTCTGCGGAGTCCGTGGCCACAACGGCCATCTGAACACGGATACCCGCGATATACAGTGAAATCACACCGGTATCATTGGCAGCACTGGTAATTTTCAGTTTACCGGCGGCGGCTGTCTGCGATTCAGTATCTGCCAGCGGTAACACCCACACTTCACCGGCCGTATCATTACGGAAATACGCATCGGCTTCGGTGTGCAGCATAGATCCGCGCCCGAAACGCTCTGCGGCCTGCGTCCCTGATGTGATGCGCTCAGGAATGCTGTCTTTACCCGCCGCACCGTCCAGCATCTGGCCGATTAACAGCGTGCGCTGCGTGGCAGTTGCTGTGTTGGCCATCGAGTTATCAAACTCAACGAAAAACAGCGGGGTCCGCAGATTTTGCGGAATAGTGGCAAATGGCACTGTCATGCTTTTTGCTCCTTCACTTTCTGATGATTACCCGGCACGACATCCCCCTGATTCAGACGGGTGCGCCAGAAAACATTATCGGGGACGTCCTGCCCGGATTCAGGCAAAAGCTCCCCTTTGACCGGACAGCGGACGCTGCGGCCTTTTACAGGTTTTACAAACATAGTTACTCCTGATTAGTCAGGTCGATGGAGACGTGATGTTCCGGACTGCCGTCAGGCATCTGAACACTGATATCGATACCGGTAAGCGGATCCGCGTCAACCGGGTAAAACTCCTCCGGCCCCTGGTAATATTCGATATCCAGATCCATCAGCAATTGCGCCATATGCCCCTCTCCGGCGGCACTGATGTTTATCTGAGAGCGGACATTCAGGAACTGCTGGATTTGCCGGGTCAGCTCATAACTGTTAATTACCGCCCGTTCAATCTGTTCCCGCAGGGCTTCCAGTGCCAGCTCTGCTTTTATGGCGCCGTTCCGGTCTTCCTCATCAAACTCTTCCAGACGGCCGGTGACGCGGGCCGTGGTCACAGTGTTGAACTGCGGAACGTTACGGCCCAGGGAGTGTTTTTCATCAAACGGGGTCTGCACGATAATGCAGGGGTATTCCGCATTGGTGGTCGGCCAGTCCTGCGGGGAATACACGCGGTCTTCCGCGCTGGTTTTCCCCTTCAGGGCAGCAACAACCAGTTCACGAACTCTGGCGGCATTCATTTATTTCACCTTATTCAGGATCAGATGCGTCCCGCCGTGGCTGTCCGGCTGCACATCGGATACCACAAACAGGGTGCTGACGCTGTAGATAAACACCCGATCCCCTTTCGCCGGCGGCACAGTAAAAATAACATCACGTACACCGAGGATCGGACGGGTGGTATTGATACCGCTTTCACCGTCCATGCTTTCATAGTTCTGGAAATAGGCCCGGTCAAAAATGCCGTCAATATCGTAAAATCCGGCACCTTTGGCACTTTTCACCGGTTCCCAGCGTACTTTTTCCGCAAAGACGTTATGCAGCGGCCCCAGCAGGTGTTTATCCCAGTCAACGCCCATTGATGGTTACAGTGCCGGGCGGGTTGGCTTTCGCCAGTTTTTCCCGCACTGCCTCCAGAGACATCACCACGCCCAGATCAATCAGGCGGACAGCATCAAAATCATCCAGCGTGATTTGCTGGTTTTCCCGGTAAAACTCACCGTCATGCTGCACACTGCGGCCTTTGACCACCACATACACACCATCAGCTTCCGGTTCAGGGTCCGGAGTGAAATTCTGCGCTGATACAGTTTCGGTTACCGGCTCATTGCCGGCAGTCTCCGGATCCTTCACCGGATTAACCTGACCGGGAACCATCAGCTCGAGCGGCAGGCCGCCCGGCTCCTGTGGTTTCTCCGGCGTATTTTTTTTCTTCGCCATCAAATCCCCCTGTTAAACCACAACGGCACACAGTGATGCGTTAACACGGCTCGGAATAACCAGCGGCGCAGACTGAACCATAATAAAACGCTGCGCCGGATCGTGCTGCAGCCAGGACTTCGGCGCATAGGCCATCGGGCCGTAATTGAATGCCGGGTCGATAATGGCACCAAATGCACGGGTCCCCATCAGGTCAGCGCCGGACATAATCACCGAGCCGTCAGCAATCATCGGTTTTTCTTTACCGTCCAGCGGATCAATAAACCAGTCGTTGTATACCCACAGGTCATAATTACCCCAGCGGCCTTTGTATACAGCACCTGTTTTGATTTGCGTACCCGGGTTAATCTGGTTACCGAACGGAGAAAGCGCAGGGAAGGTAATGGCGCTATCCTTAACCGATGTGTCCAGACGGAAAGCTTTCCACGATTTGGTGGTGAACACGATATCGGTCGCCACCGCCCCGGATTCTTTCAGCATGCGCTGCGCCCAGTCTTCAATATCATCACTTGGCTGGGTATTGGTTTTACCGGCATCGACTTTCACCGGCCATTTATCGGCACCGCTCAGGGCAATAGTCAGATCGGACGAACGCCCGAAATCCACCACCTGAGTTTCATAACCTTCACCGGTTACTGTCACCGTACCGGTCTGGAGTGCACTGGCCGCCATCCATTCCAGACGGCGGTTGATCATGTCAATCTGGTCAGTCAGTTCGAACTGCAGGTTCAGCATTTCACGCTCAGCAGCAGTATACTGACCACCAATGCGCTCACCAATCTGACGGCGGATAGGTTTGCGCAGATCCGGTGCACGTTTATCTTTGATGTAAGCCGGTTTAAAACTGTTGGTCTGAAACTTACGGGACTCCACCAGCTTACCTTCCACCAGCGGCGAAACGAACGGAGCCAGACGGCGCAGACCGACATCAACATCAATGGAAACCTCTTCGGTATCGGATTCCGTGATATTCGGGAAAAACTTATCCAGCAGCCAGTTCTGACTGGTCATCAGATTCGGAACAACCTGGATTAATACATTGGTATCGAAAATATTCATGCTTTTTCTCGTATAAAAGACGTCACAACGCCTGCCGTGACCGGCATCAGGACGTCTGTATTAAAGGGAGGGATCAGGCCTGTACGCTGTCGCGCAGGAAGACGGAGAACTTACGCAGGGCATCTTTCAGCTCTGCCGCAGTCCAGCTTTCATCATGAATAATGCGGTTCTGATTAAATTCACCCATCAGATAGACACCGCCGGAAACGCTGCTGTCAGTGGTATCGACATCATCCGCCAGGATAGCACACGGAATTTCACTGCCGTCAGCCGCCCCTTTTTTGCTCAGCGCATACTCACCGGAATCAGTGACTTTACCGAGGATGGTACCGCGCTTCAGAATACCGGCTTTGGCAATAATGCCGGTATCAGTAACAACCTGAAGCGGACCGGAAATCAGTTGATCCGGATTAAATACAGAGTGGGTCACACCCGGACGAAACGGGTTCTGTGAGAACTGTTCCATTATTTCGCTCCCTTGTTGCTGTTATAAAGGCCGGTCATCTGCTGAGCCAGCGCGGCAGCTGAACCGGCTGCCGGTGCCTGTGCATCCGGGTTGATACGTACCTGCTGTTCTGCCCGCATGCGGCTGTCGAGCGATGCGCGCTGTGTTGGAGGCTGAACCGCACCCATCGCTTTCAGGGTGCTGATCGCTTCAGATGAAGACATGCGGGTATTGAATGCCAGGTGTGCGGCCATATCCGGACGACCGGCTGCAGCCTTGCTGCCAAAGATGCGGGCACAGCGTTTGCGTTCAGCACGGCGGCCTTTTTTTACATCTTTGTTTTCATCATCATCTTCGGCATCTTCTTCATCGCCTTCCGCATCTGCGTCATCGTCATCGTCTTCGGCTTTTTTGGCTTTACGGCCCTGCTTTTCGTCGTCCTGATCTTCCGCGTTTTCACGATCTTCATCGTCTTCCGCATCTTCGTCGCGCTCATCCTCTTCCGCTGTACGGCCTTTGGCTTTGCGCACTTTTTTATCTTCATCCTCTTCCGAGGCTCTGGCTTTTTTACCCAGGCCGATCAGATGTGCAAAGGTAAACTTATTGTCTGCCATAATTAAATTACTCCGGATTCTTTCATCAGTTCCTGAAATGCGACATCAGGACTGGCAACCACATCAGCCAGCCCCATATGTACGCCCTCGGCTGCCAGATAACAGGCGGCCTGTGTATTGCGGATCACTGTCTCAGACAGTCCGCGGTTACGGGAAACAGTGCTCACAAACAGACGCCCCATTTCATCGACATCATGCTGAATGGCCGCTTTCGCCTCATCACTCAGCGCCACATACGGGTTACTTTCCGCTTTACGGTTCCCGTAGGTGATAATGGACACTTTCAGCCCGTCATCCTTGATACGCTGTGACCAGTCACAGTGAATAACGATCACACCAACCGAACCGACACCGCCGGTGCGCGGGACGTAAATTTTGTCCGCAGCGCTGGCAATGGCATAAGCAGCGGAAAAGGCATTTTCGGACAGAATGGCGTGAATGGGCTTTTTGCCGCGTTCGGCATAAATCAAATCAACCAGGTCAAAACAACCGGCCACTTCACCACCGGGTGAGTCGATATCCAGACAGATACCCTTCACTTCCGGATCGTTAACGGCGGTCAGGAAGACCCGGCGGATGCCGTCATAACCGGTCATACCGCTGTACGGCCGCAGTGTGCCGAGTTTCTGAACCAGCGTGCCGTAGACCGGGATAATCGCGATGCCCTCCAGCACGTCATACCCGCTGTCTTTCCGGGCTTTACGGCTGAAATATCCGTCATCGTCTTCCATCATGGCACTGCGGATCTGCGTGATACCGAGCCGTTCTGTCAGTGATGACACAATCACTTCCGCTTTCTGCGGGTGTATAGCAAGAGGCGTGTTAAACAGCTTCTGTGCCAGGTGGGGTAAATTCACTTCGCCTCCTGTTTGTTATCGGGGTTTGGTGCAAACTCTTCTGCCACTGCCCAACTGGGCGGCGGCAATCCGAGCTCTTTAAACCGCTGAAGTTCATAGCTGCGCTGATCGACCAGCTCTTCCCAGTCCTCCCCCATGTTTTCAGCCACTTCCATTTCCAGTGTTGAAAAACCGGCTTCCATACTGAGAATGGCCCCTTTTTTCTCAGCGACCGGGTCCACCCAGCCGCGCCCCGGCCCCATCCACCGCGCGCGGCAGTAGGATGCTGATGCGTCCATAAAGTCCGGGGCATCATTCGGTAACGGAACATCTTCCACATCGTGGATTTCTTCGGCAAAGGCCACTGCTATCGGTTGTGCGAAGCCGTTTGAGAAGTCATCACGGCGGCGGGTCAGGGTTTTCCAGGCTTCCAGCATGGCGGCACGGGCTGAGGAATAGTTAACATCAGACCAGTCCTGTGTGACCTGCTGGGCTGACAGGCCGGTTGCCGCAGAGATGTTCCGCAGCACCGCACTCTCAAAACCGTCAAAATTACTGGTCGGCCGGGCAGCGGACAGTGTGACTATTTTTTCATTCGGGAACAGGTGCGGGATCCGTGCGCCGTTCTGAAGATTGAGACGCTTGTCCTGATAGTATTCTGTCCTCTGTGTCTGGTAGGCACTGAGTTCATCACCGGTAAAATCGCCGGTATCCCCCAGGGCGGAAGCCACCATCTGCGCATCATACGGGGATTCGATATACGCTCCGAAAATGGCGTTGAGGATCGCCGCCTCCAGCTCTGATTCATCGTACTTAATCAGCATTTTCAGCTTCTGAACGATGGGGGCCAGAATACCGATCCCCCGGTGCTGAGCACCGCGCTCCATATCAAAATCATGCACCACCACCGGACGGCCCCATGAGGTTTCACGCTGAATGCGATTCCAGGTCATGGTTTTTTTACCCGCCCACCAGTCGCCCATATGGGCTTCACGGATGTGATAGGCGATCGGGGCACCGTCGCTGTCAATCTCCACCCCGCCGCGTATATTCGGCATATCAAAATTCTGCTGCGGGTTACTCAGGCGGTCGGGATCAATAATCTGAACTGTCGTCGCATAACGGGCCTTACCATGACCAAGCCGGTCAGGACGGTACTGCAGAACCGCCAGCGCGTCACCGTCCAGCAACTTGTGACGGAAAGCCAGCCGCAGCATCTGCGATACGGTCTGTTTACGTTCAACATCACAGTACCGGCCCTTGTCATTTGCCCATGAGCGCCAGTGCGCGGTAATAAACCGGCTGTATTCGGCAGCCCACACCGCATCAAATGCTTTATTTCCGGTCAGTTGGCGGAGCATCCGGTAGTCCGGTTTGAATACCGGCCGGTAACAGGCGCCCACCGCATTATCAAGAACACGGGTTATCGAACCGGACGCCCAGCCGTCATTTCGCGCCAGGTCACGCATACGTGACACAATGCGGTCACGGTAGATGTTAATTTCATTATCCGGCGACCACAGCGCAGGCTGCCAGTTCGCCATCTGATCACTGAATGAATCCGCCGCGTCATACGGCACCCGGCCACTGCCGGACAGTGCCCCGTATTTCATTTTCGGGGCAGCCGGAGGCAGCGGGCGCCCGTCCGCTCCTAAGATTTGTACACTCATCAGTACCTCACCCTGATTGGACGCCTGCGGGAGATCCCCAGCATGGCCTGTATTGTCTGGATCAGTGCCAGCAAATCGCCCAGGCTGGTCTGCTGATAGGACACCGATCGCGTCCCGTCACCCTGTGTATAGGAAAATGAAACGCCTTTGGCACCGGTTGACAGGTCAATATAGGCCTGCTGCGCCTGAACAAGCGCCTGCTTTAACTGCGCATCACTCATGCCGGTAAGCAGCGTGGTAATTCGTGACATTGACACTCCTTATGGCAAAAGCTGGGATATCCGCTTCCGCTGAGGCTTTTCGTTGGTTTCCTCCGGGATGATGGCCCCCGGGAAGCGAAGGTTAACTTTGGTTTCCGGATTCTCTGCCGGAGCAATAAGCCGTTCCGGATTACCGGCGACAGCGTCAGCCAGCGCATTAAGTTTCAGCCCCATATACATCAGGCCGCACAGCGCGGCATAGCTGTACACGCGGCAGTCCAGTGCTTCGTTTGCCCGCCCCGGTATCTGCTCCCAGACCCGGTACCGCTGACCGCCGGACACTTTAATTACTGACCGCTCTGCCAGCAGTTGACCGAAATACTGCAAATCACGATCAACCGGAAAGTGCATATACGCCGGTGCCGGTTCACCGGCTGCCGGTGGTTCCAGATGCAGACGACCGCGCACCGCATCTTTTGCCGCGTTCACGCCGATAATTACCGGTTTAAATCCGGCTTTCGAACGGGATGTGATGCGTTTTGTCGGCCAGATCGGTGAGCGTTTACCGCCCCGGGCGGATTCACCTTTGACAGCCCAAATCCTGCGACCGAGACGCGCTTTACAGAAATCATAAACGGCCTGGGTGTGATGACCGCCGGAGTCCATGCAGGCCGCCATGATGGCAAAACCGCGACCATCGGCACGCCGCCAGATTTGTTTCAGGTACGCATCGAGGCGCTCCCACGGCTCCGGTGTTTCCAGATCCCCTTCAATCACATCGTGTGCGACTGACCAGCTTTCCTCACTGCGGCCCCAGCCGACCACCTCAATCTCAAATCGGTCATCCTGTGTATCGATACCGGCCGTCAGCAGCGTGACACCGTCCGGTACTTCCGCTGCCCACACTTCGCAGCGTTCCAGTAGTTTCTGCTCACTCAGGGCTTTTTCGCCCCGATCCTCATAGGGTTCACCGAGCACCAGGTTGATAAAGGTCTGTCGCATCAGCGGATCATCTTTCACCCGCAGCCATTCTTTCACCAGATTCGGCCAGGACGCATTAGGGAACAGGCTGTACGCCGCCCAGATATGAAACCCGGCGTGACCGGTAAACGGCTTTTCAGCGCGCCATTCCCCGTTTTTAATCATCAGCGATTTGTCGCTGTCGTGGATGACACACCCGTTGTGCCGGCAGACGTAATACGCGGTATCCGGCCGCCCGTTACCGTCAGCATCTTTATCCCACTTCATGCCATACGGCGTATCGGGCCCGCCCCATTCCAGAATCTGAAACTCACCGCAGTGCGGACACGGTACCCAGTAGTGCCGCTGATCACTTTCGTTGTAGGCTTTCTCGATACGACTGACGTTCTTTACAGTCGGCGTTGAACCGAGGCCGATTTTACGGTTCCAGAATGTTTCCGAGCGTTTGATACCCAGAGCAATCTGGTCACCCTCCGAACCGGCGCCGCCGGACGGATAACCATCCACTTCATCAAACAGGATGATCCGGCAGGTGATACGACGAAACCCGCCGGGTGAGTTTGCGCCCACCAGCGTTAAATTGGCTCCGTTGGAAAACTGTTTCTTTAGGATGGTCTGGCCGCTGTCTTTGGCTTTAGCCTCACCTGCTATGGCTTTCAGTGATGGCGTATCACGCAGCATAGGCGCGATTTCAGTCTTACTGTAGTCCTCCGCATCCTCTACACGGGGCTGAACCACCAGGATCGGGGATGGGTCATGCGACAGGTAATAAGCAACGGCATGGTCGAGAATCTTGGTATACCCGACCCGGGCTGATTTCATCACGGACACCTGGGTTACCGACGGATCGGTAAAGGCATCCATAATACCGTCCTGATATTTAAATGACCGGAAGCGGCCGGTCTGCGCGGCATTCTCTTTCGACAGCACCGCGTATTTGTTCGCCCACTCGCTCAGCGATAAGGCTTCCGGAGGTCTGACGACAGCGCGTTTCTGACTCAGTGCACGGGTGAATTGTTGCCATGCATTATCCCCCCTGTTCACTGTGGTCAAGGCTCAATTCCTCCATCGCCTCATGAATAATGTCCTGCAGCGCGGCCACAAACTCTGTATCAGAGGAAGTCAGTGCCAGCGACCGCAGGCGGGGACCGTGTTCAGGGGCTATCGCAATCAGACGGGTGCGCATGGCGTGATATTCCTCACCCACTTTATCGATCATGTCCTGCCACGGCAGCACCAGTCCGGATTCCTTTTCGTACTCCAGACGGGCCAGCTCAGCAAAATAGTGCTCTTTGATAGCCCTGGATTCTTCCAGCGGACGAACGGCTATTTCACCGGAAATCAGTCCGGCATAAACAGATTCTGCACGCTGCTGAAAATCGCCTTTTTCTTTCGCCGGTTTTTTCTCCGGAGTATCGGATTTTTTCACCGCATTCTTCGTGCGCGGATCTTTGCTGTCCCGGTACTTTTTCAGGTTCCGGTCGCTGGCCTCCACATCAATTTCATCACCGGCCATCACGATATATTTTCCGGCCTTTATCCAGCGGGTGATCGTCTTGCGGTTCACATCCGCATGCTTCGCATAGTCGGAAATATTCATCGTGGTCATGGGACATTTTCCTGCTGACGTGGGACATCGGGACACATGGGACATTGCGCGGGACATGTCCCACATTTCATGGGACACAAACCTCAGAAATTTTTTACGTAACTTACTGAATCAGAAATAAAAGCATCTGCCCGCTATCATGGGACATGGGACACAAAATCAAAATTTCACAGCTAGCCGCAGAACGCGGCGCGCAATGCCCGTGTAATAAAAAAATGCCGAGAAGGACCCAAAAAAAACCAAATATATCTGCTATAATTTAAGAAAATTTTTATCGTTAAGTATTCTGGATATATAGTTAAAAAGGATAAAATAATGCAAAAATTTGATCGTCAAAAACAAAAAATTTTACTTGAAAAAATGTATGAACTATCTCCAGATGGAGTAAATATTAAGAATATAAGTGAATATACAGAAATGGTGTCTATATTTAAGTCTGATGATATACTTGTCGATGAAGCATGTAGAATTTTCAAATCAAATGTTATGTATTTAGAGCAGCATGGTTTGCTGGAGTCATATTATGAAAATGAGCAAATTAATGCCGTATTCCGATGGAATCCTGAAAAATTATCTAAAGTAAGAATAACAAGTAAGGGGATTGATTTCCTCGAAGCTGACGGTGGATTAGGAGCTATTCTAGGTATTAAAACAGTTAAAATTCATAATGAAACTCTGGAAAAATTCGCAGAAATAATTCAAAACTCAGACCTTAAACAAGAAGAAAAACAAAAAATACTTAGTATTGTCAAAGAAAAGGGAATTGAGTTCACAGTTGGTAAACTGGTTGATGCTATAGCTAATAATGGTGGTCAGTTGGTAAGCTCTGCACTCAAATTACTCATTACTTCTGCATAGTAGCTTCACTATTTTTCTGTCCGTATCGCCTCTGCTATCGCACGATGAATCTCCTGTGGTAACAGTACCTGTGTCATCTTCATTGCTCTGTCCTGATATCCCAGCACGGGTTCAACTGGCAGAGCATCACCGAACCTGATTAACAGTTTCGGTATTGGTAATTTCTTCCTGTCTCTGCGGGTTCCGTTAGGTGATCGCTGCAGACGCTTCCGGCCTTTCTTGCCCTTCTTCACTTTCTTCCGTTGCCACACGCCATTAACCCCCCCGATATCACCGATGAAGGTGTTTTCTTTGCTCTTAAGGCTGAAAAGCTTATTACGTGGCAGGTTGCCGTATTTGTTCAATTTGATGTCTTTAGGATTCAGCAGTGCAGACCCGTTGAGTTTATGCACCCCGCCAGTTTCAAACGGCTCAAGGTATGCAGCGGCGGTATTCATCACAAACACTTTCGCTTTCAGGTCGCTTTTTCTGGCACCACGGCTTTTAACGCTCTTCACCGTAAATGGCGTCGGATTATCCAGATTGCGCTGCATTGCCACTTTCTGTGCGTCTTCGATCTTTCTGACAACAGCTGTCATAGCCTGAGCGGTGGCAAAGGGTATCTGCTTTCGTAGAGTTCGGAGTTGGTTGCTCAGGTCTGTGAGATTTGCCATAGACACCTCTGTTTTATATTCCGCTCACCACTCGTAATGATAACCGGAATACCGCCGTATCTCCGGCTGTCACGCCCAACCCCCGTAGTTGACGTTCCTACTCCAGGCATGCCGTTAATGCCGGGTTCATTGTTTTTGATTCTCAATGTGCGATACCCTAGTAAAGGATCTGGGGTCATGGCTAACACATGAGACGGCGACAACGCGACGCATAAAAAAACCCGCCGGAGCAGGTTGTGATGTTATTCGAGCGAGTCTCTATGCTCTTGGCACTTCATATCTAAGGCATCTTCAAATGAAACGGGGTCATTAAAATGGATCATGCATCCATTACATCCGTGTTGCTTTTCATACTCTTCCCTGGTGAAATTAAACTCTATAACTCGGGATGGTTCCCCATGCTTACCATAAAGGACACTTATTAAGTATTCGTCTTTGCTGATGGTAATGATGTCATATCTCACCATATTATCATGATGACCATGTCCGCTCTTTATAAGATAGTAGGTCTTGATCTTTGAGTAACGCATAGCAGTTCCTGTTATCTGAATGAAATACATTTATTCATGATAGCCATTTCTTAAATAATGATCTTATTTTTAAAGCCAAGATTATATACACTATTTTTGCATTTCACCAGCAGACACTATCCGAAGCTTGCATAAATCTCTATCAATACCACTAAATAATGACGTTTGCGGGATTTTATAAAATGTAGACAACAAAAAGCCACATTTAAGTGGCTTACATAAATATAATATTTATGGCTATAAAAATTTCTTAATTGATTCAGATAACAGGGACAATCCTGTATCTCTTAAATCCGTTAGCTCGTCTGAAGATGATATATCAATATTCCATGAGTTACTGTTGTCACGAATCGTACCATACTGGTCCCACATGGCTGGATACCCCTTCCCCCCACTAAAGACAACTCCAACAAGAAAGTCTGTTGATGTTGGGTTTATTCCAGAAATATCTGCCTTATCACCGCTAGCAGTGGTGGTTGACACGACATCAGCCAATTTAATTGTAGCCATAACTTAACCTCGTCATATAGAAAAATAATACAATTAGCAACTTAATCGTATCAAAATTCAATATGAAAATCCGTTAACTAGCGGGCTAGTTTTAGAAAAACCCCGCTATTTAGCGGGGCGCTGTTACTTTATCTGACCGGTGAGCTTTATCGCCCAATAGTCATATAGGGCCAGGCTGTGTATGGCATCCACCAAATCAAGCAGCCAGTCAGGCCACCAATTGCGGACAGCTACACGGCACTCGCCGTTAGGGTCACCAACATAAATTGGAACAATCCCCATAAACAGGCCGTAGTGGTCGTAATCCTGCTTTATCTGTTCTTTTGTCAGACGTTTAAATATTGCCATTACTTCGCTCTCTCCGCTTCTATCTTCCTTATCGCCCGCTTATCGTGATTGCAGTCTGCTATCGACTTCATGGCATCGGCCAGCAACAGGATTGCGCCGCCGTAGATCAGTTCGTCAGGAATAACCGGCATCGGACAATCAGCGGTCAGTTGTGGCGGGATTGGAACCACCGGCGCGGGCACGAATGTCTCTTTCGTATTGCTGCAACTTCCCAACAACACCAGGGGAAACAGGAGTAACAGCGCACTCACTGTCTTTAAACTCCGTTCTGATAACGGTTTTAATTTTGACATTCTCCGTGTCCTCTGTTTCTTTGGCCTTAATGTTGTCGAGAGCCATGCGATGCCCGATGATGACAGCGGAACGCGTGGTGGTGTTTATCACCTGCTGTGCTGATAACTGGCCTGATAACGTTGTGTTATTCACTTTCAGTTGCTGATTATCCCGGTAGGTGTCGTATACCCACCAGGCGGCGGTGATGAACAGCGCGGCTATAACCGCTTCTTTCCAGTTCATGACCCGACACACTCATAATGGGTCACACCGTCCAGCGGGTTACCCGGCAGCGGCTTACAGTGAGTCTCGAGTGAATACATATAACAGCCCGCCAGAAGGCAGGCCGTCAGCAGGATAACCGTGGTGATAATCAGCATTACAGGGTTCCGTGACATATCGCTTTCTCCGTCTCACGCCGGTTAATCAGACCCTGCCACTGTTTACCTCCGGCAAACGTCCAGCGCTTCATTTCGTCACACGCACCGGCGATATCACCGGCATTGAGTTTGCGCAGCATAGTGGAGCGCGAGAACGCACCGGTTCCGGTGTTATATGCAAATGAATAGATGGCCGCCCGGGTATTGTCATCAATCGGCACTTTAATCATCGGGTCAACCGCGCGCCGGACTTTCGTCAGGTCGTCATGCAGCAGCGCCTTACATTCAGCGTCCGTGTACAGCTTGCCGGGCTGAATATCACTACCGGTATGGCCGTAACATACGGTGAGCACCCCGACCACATCACGGTAAGGTTTGTACTCAACACCCTCATACGCGGGGATCAGCACCAGCGCACCGGCAATAGCCCCGGCGGCACAAGCGGCCATGACTTTTTTAAATAATCGGTTATTCATGATGTTCTCCGGCTTTCAGCTGGAATTCTTTCCGTTTGTAATACCAGTTCACCAGGAACGTCCCGACAGTACAGATGATCCCGGCAACAATAGCCCACTGGTCCAGAGATAAAACGCCAAAAGCAGAGGTTATAAGTCCCCAGGCGTACGCTGTAGGGCTGGAATATTTGTCAGACATGCGCATATCCACCCCCTGCGGAGTGTTCCGTATGTTGAGTGATAGGGAAATGCCGCAACCGGTTTATATTGTTACAGACGGTTAAAGTGAGGTGGCTGCGGCATTGTTCGGATAATCCCACCAGCGGCGGGAAAGCAATAAGAAGAGCACTGTGGCCGAATACGGATTAGGTAATGAGCCTGTCGTATTCCAATGCTCTTATTGTTGTCAGCATAAGGACTGTGAAAAACTGATGAAATCAAATAACAAATTGATATTTAATGAAAATTAAATAATTCTACAATTATTGTTGAATGGTTCTTAATTTATGGTATTCTACAAAAAGCGTAGAATAATAAGAAAAAATATTTTTCCATCAACTGTAGGAGTCTCCATTTAGGAGGTATTTATGAGTGTGACACCATTAGGTAGGCTGTTAAGGAATATCCGTAAAAGCACACATGAACTGCTCAAAGACATGGCTTCAGCGCTCGACATAAGCGTTGCTCAATTATCAGCCATAGAATTAGGCAAACGCGGTATGTCGCCAGATGTTGCCGAAAAGCTACTTACTGCGTATGACGTCCCTGTAAATAGAGAGCAGCTATCCATTCTGATTGATTCATCTCAGCAGGTTTATAAAGAGGATTTTAAAGATGCTACCGAAAAACAACGCGATGCCTTTGTGTTATTTGCAAGGAAATACAAAGAATTACCTGAAACAGAATTGAATACCATCTTGGAAAAATTACAAAAATAAGGATCTGTAACAATGGCTAAGCCTCGATTTTTAGCTAATAAAGTGTCCCCCCTATCCTCTGAGTTAATATGGGATCTTGCATCTACAGTCAGAAAAGGCGCATGTGATGCGATGGAGATCAAATCGGCGCGTATTGATGTGGTATCAGCTTTAGAGTTTCTGCATAACAACGAAACTATTACTATGATTATCGTTGAGCCACATGAGATGCCATCCGAGTATGCCGTCGCGTCACCGACAACCATGGAGTTATATATCAGGGAAGATACCTACTGCAACGCAGCTAATGGGGTTCCGAGAGATAGATTTACACTCGCCCATGAGCTAGGTCATCTTATCCTGCATCAAAATGCACCTCAGCAATACGCATCTGCCCGCTCGATCATATCAAACCATCATTATACAGAGGATGCTGAATGGCAGGCTAACGAGTTTGCAGCGATGTTCCTAATCGATAGAACAAATAAGCCAGCAATACAAACCCCACGGCTAATAGCCGAAACATTCGGAGTGAGCATTGAGGTTGCTGGTATTGTATGGAGGAAACTCCATGATGGAGGTTATATGCAGAGGAACTAATTATCCCTCTGCACATAAGACGAGAAGCTTAATATGCCGCTTCCGTCACCCAAATCAGGGCTATAATATTAACTTTGGCGAGATGATATTAGTCCTTGATTGGGTTTTTGTAAAGGCATACCTGTACCCAACGAGGTTCAAATGGAAGTATCAACTGATAAATCAGGCAATCCAGTAGTTATCATCTACACTCCGTTTATTACCAGAGGTAAAAAACGGTGCTACAAAAAAGATGGCGGCAAATATCGCTTAGAGATCCCTCTGAGTAAGTACAAGCCACGTCAATAGTTAAAACTAAGGGGCCTCGGCCCCTTTTTTTGTCAAAAAACCCCGCATTCGCGAGGTTTATATACAATTATGACAACATATCAAATTACCATTAAATATGACTCAAATTATCTACTTTTGCAAGTTTTTGCTGTATTTTTGCGCCATATTTCCACTCTGTTGTTTCTCATCTTTCGCAATGAGCCGCAGTCCAATGTTTTACAAATCAGCAGCAGCTCCTGCCAGTGATTTTTGTAGTTATTATTCCAGTTTTTTGCAGTTACACCCACCAGCTCGGCCAGTTCAGACTGATAGTAATAACCGTCTTTGTTCAGGGTGTAATCATGTACTGCCAGCCATACCAGCGCCCTGAGTCGCTCTTTCACTTTTTTCGACAGCCGGCGACCTTTAATTTGCTCCTGCATTTCATTCCATACATAGGTGGTGATAGCGGTCTGGTGTGAGAACTTCAGCTCTTTACCGTAGCAATACAATAACCAGGACTGTTCTGCTGCTTCCAGCTCCATAATTGCCCGCCGCCAGGAGCAGTGCTGATAGTCCACCCGGTCAATAGGTGGCCTCGGTAAGACGGAATAGTGTGTTGACAAGCAGGATACCGCATCGGTTTCACGGCTTATCTTTCTGCCGTTCATGGTAATATCACGGGGCTTTCTTCGTGGGTAGCGCGTTGTGTTTCCCAATACAAATCCCTCAAATGCTTCAAGCTGGCCTTTGATTCTGCTGCTGTGATCAGTCATTGCGATGGTCGCCATATCCCGCAGGTACTGCAAATCGTGCTCAATCATCGTTTATCTCTCCGCGCTCCGTATAGCGCATTAACCAAAAACGCCGATCCCGTATGACCGGTTCATAAACTTAAATAACAACTCCAGCTGGCTGCCGTGCTTCTGCTCCCATGCCGCGGGGTCGCGGTGTAACTCGTCGTGGTGAACCCGGCACAGCGGGATAGTAAAAATGTCGTGTGCTTTTGTACCTGTGCCGCCGGTACCGTGACCGATGATGTGATGCGGGTCGTCCGCCTGCTGACCGCACACACAACACGGCTGGCTTTTCACCCACTGCAGGTATTTCAGACTCTCCCAGCGCTTTAACTTCGGGATCCGCATAAAACTTGCTGGCGGCTCCGGTTCTATCTCAGGAACAACGACCGGCTTTATCTGCTCGACGATGTCATGAACAATCCGGCTGTGTGAGCGCGGTTGATGAACAATGGAATGCTCTGTCATGGTGCCGGTTATCTCTTCCTCCGGTTTCTGCATCAGAATGTAGGAACTGATAAAGGCCGGAAGATGATCACTGACGCGGCGCATCACCGACCAGGTGAACAAATCGGAAGGATTAAGAAGATGACCAGCCGGCAGCCGCAGATCGGTAAAGATGCTGCGTGCCACAAACGCCCGTTGGTTGTGTAACAGAATTTCGTCCGCCTGCTGCTGGTGGACATCACCCGCCCGCAAGATGTTGTCATGGTGCCAGCACGTCCGGATAAAACCGTCTTTATGGCGGGTCATGGTCAGTTCGTGATGGTGATAAGGGTTCTCCGGATCATCAATCTGGCAGTAGCCCACAGATTTAACGTAATGACGGGAACCGGACAGACCGCCGGCGGCTTTTATCACGGCGGGATTATCCAGGAAACGCAGTACCCGCTCATCTGTCAGCAGCGGCTGTGCATCTGCCGGTACCAGGCCGGACGGAATGCCATTCATCGAGTGCGGCGCCGCGCTCACCAGGTAGCGGGCACCGTTCAGAAAATTGCAGATCTCCGCACCCGGATTAAACATCAGGATCCGGGCATCTTTTTGGACAAAGCCGGTTAACAGGTAATTCATCAGGCCACCGCCGGAGTCATCATCAGTGCCAGAAGTTCCGCTGATTTGCTCTCAAAGAAATGCGGCTGCGTTTCACGGGGATTCGCCGGGGATGTCATGTTTTTACCGTATGCCAGTCCCCGCGTCGTTATCGACCAGAACAGACGCTGTGTACCACGTGAACCGGGCCGGGCTTTCTGTTCCACAATCCCCAGTTCAGCGAGGCGCTTATATGCCTTGGTGGCAGACAACGCGGCATTATGATTTCTCAGTAGTGTTGTCAGGGAGGTTGTCGGTCTGCTGGAACCATCTACCGCCCCCGCCGGGGCATCAACTGTATAGGACGGAGCCAGATCAGGAAGACCGGCCATCTTTTGCAGCTTCTGATACCCGCCAAGCTTTGAGGAATTCGACAGATTCAGTGTTTTCGCCATAGACTCCAGCAGGATAGCCCCGGCCTGAACCTTATCAGCCAGCTGTATCGCCTGCTGTGTTCCGGCCACCACATCGAACGTGCGGATCACTTTCAGATTGAATGAAGGACTGATCCACATCGCATAGGCATAAACCAATTCTTTGCACACGTAGGTGCCCTGTTCGGTGCCACCACGCAGCACATTTACCGGCTGTGTACCCGAGTCGCAGATTTGCAACTCGGCAATAAGTTGCTCTGTCTGTGCATTTCTCAGCCAGTAAGGTGGTTTATGCCTTTCCTCTCCACCAGCTGCCCGGTGCAAATCATTCAGGCAATAGCGACCGGCCATATCCCGGCGCACATTAATACCATCGACAATAATCAGATTGCTCATCGTTATCTCTCCACTCATTAAGCGCAGCCGTATACTGCGCAGATCTGTTTCATCTCCCGGCGCTTTGCTGTCAGCGCCATAAACAACCGGTTATGCGCAGATACAAACCCGCGTTCTGCCATATCTGCCGGACTGGACAGGATCGGGCCGTTGTTGCGCCGGACCTCATTCGGGTTTTCCCGCATGATGATCACCAGCTTTCTGTATTTCTGTGCCTTATCTGCCGCGTCAGGTGACAGCGAGTAAGCAGTACCCTCTGTGTGGATACGGCTTATTTCCGTAGCTGCACCTATATGAGCCAGAACAGCTAATGCGTTCCGGCTTGTGCTGCGTGATACTTTGTATTTGTCCATGATGTAGCGGGTCGTGATTGCGGTACCTGCCGGGATGTTAGTTGCAATTTTGAGATAGAGAATCATCACGCGGCCTCCCCTGTTTTCTCCATTTCCTTCACCGCATGACCAATGCGGGCCGCCGCGGTAACCAGATGGTCAGGATCCATCTCAATCCCGATAAACCGAAACCCTTCCGCAATGGCCGCTTTGCCGGTGCTACCTGAACCCATGAACGGATCAAGTACAGTTCCGCCTGCAGGTGTCACCAAGCGGCAGAGATAGCGCATTAAATCCACAGGCTTCACTGTCGGATGTGTGTTTTTTGCGCCACCAGTGCGCCCAGCACCGGCTCTCGGGTTATTGATTCCGGCACTGCCCTCTGCGCGGCCACCGGTCATTTCGGATGCAGAGGCGGCAATAAACCGCTCCATACCTGCATCCCGGTCAGATTTACTGACCTTTGCGCAGTAAAAAAACCTTGCCGCTGAAGATGCCGATTCAGTGCGTGGTTCCGGGTTTGAAACTACATTTTTCAGTGCACCGTACACCCTGTTGCCATTGTCTGAACCATCGTTCCTGAGTTTCCCCTGCTGTCCTTTTGCATCAGGAAATGCATTTATCACTTCGTCGCTGCCGTCATGGATAATATTTGCAGGCCAACGCCCCTCGTTGTTCTGTGTCCATTCGCCCCCTGCTGGTGTTTTGCCGTCCCGAACATCAGACAACAACCCGCCTGAACCACCAGCCAGCATTTCTTCTGTCGGTACACGGCACGGGTCAATATTCAGAGCGCCGGTTCCGTATTCCGTGACATTATCCAGAATCGTGCCGTTGAACGGTTTACGCGCCATGACAATGGGCTCATGGGCTGGTTTTAATGCCGTTCCTTTGCCCCTATGCTCACCATCAAGGTTTTTCGATTTAGGGAAGCCACTGCCGTAAATCCACATAATCTGATCGCGTATCTCAAAACCAGCATCCTCAATGTTTACCACCAGGCGGTGATATGTCCGGCTGCCACCAAATGCCAGTAAGTGACCACCCGGCTTTAATACCCGCAGGCATTCAGCCCACTGTTCAACAGTCGGCACGGCGTAGTCCCATTTATTCGACATAAACCCGATGCCATACGGGGGATCGGTTACGATTGAATCCACTGAGTTATCCGGGAGGTTTTTTAAGGCATGCTCACAGCGGCCGCCAATCAGTTGGTAATCCATCAGATAACCTCTTTGTGCTGGTAGCGTTTAGCTGTGGCGCGGGTCATGAAATACTGCCGCTCGATATTCTGAAACCGGATATGGTCATCCCAGCCACGGCTGCGGCAAATGCGGATCACCTTATGGCGGCTGTTCCAGTGGTCTTTCAGGTCACGCAGTACCCACCACCGGCGAATCTGATGCAGGACGGCCAGCACCGGGAGCACACTCACACCGTAAATCTCTTTGCTTTCTGAGCGCATGTTCATGCTGCCTCCCGTTCTTTTGCGGCCTGCTCTGTGGCCTGTTTCCAGTACCCGCGAAATGCTGCCCGTCCGGCAATTTCATTCATCCGCCCAATGTAGGATTTGTGTTTTGCGACCAGCTCCTGTACGCGGTTTTCCGGTTTCCAGTCGGAGGATGAGAACATTTTCCGGAAGACTTCATCGCACTCAGTGGTATCGATGTTTTTTGAGTCCGCGGCGCGCTTAAACCCTTCGGCCTGTCTCAGCCAGTAATTAAACCCTGCGTTCCAGTCGGTGTATTGAGTACCCTTGCTGGCGTGGTAATCCCTGAATTTGCCAAACTCATCCTGAACATCCAATCCGGCAGTTTTTGCCCGTTCAGTGTGTTCCGGTGACGGGGCGAAGTTTTCCGGCATCACGGT